GGATTAATAATTTTTTCCTTTTTCAAGTGGTATACATCCTGCCAGCAGTGAAAAATTGATTGTTCCATAATTTTAATTTGAGTATCAATATCAGGACTTAATTTTTCCAATCTGGTTATTAACATAGACTCTGCTTTATCGGTCATTGGCTTCTTGATTTTATTCCTCATGGTTTTAAAATTTTTAAGGGTTTTGATAAACACATCGCCCTTTCTTTTGTATAGTTTCTTTTGTATAGTTTCTTTCTTTTCTTTTGTGTGTACCTGTTTGGGTAACAATTTTGTACCTATTTGGGTAACTTTGTGTACCTGTTTAGGTAACTTTGTGTCCTGAATAGGTAACTTTTTTTCAGTTTTTTTTGTTACCTGTTTAGGTAACTTTTGCCATTTTTCATAGTCTTTTTGAAACGATAATTTTTTCCCGTTTTTAACCAACATATTCCTATCCAATAATTTTTTGATAGTCCTGCTGACATGACTTCTGGCAATATCGGTCATCTCTGAAATTTGGGTTGTTGTAATCCAATCCTCTGTCTTATTCCAGCCATAGGTTTTCCGAAATATGGCAAATATAATTTGTATCTCATAACTTGAAAAATAGGTTTTTGCCATAACCTCTAATAATTCATTTGCTATAGATGTATGTCCGTTTTCCTTTTGTGGATTTGCCATCCCCTACCCCTTAACCTTCTCCATTATCTTCTTCGTATCGCATAACATATCGAGCTTATTCAAATATAATGTTTGCCTGTATTTTTTCAAAGTCCAGTAGTCGCCTAAATTGATTACCCCGAACTCCTTTAAACCCCTTATATAGCCTTTAACCTCATAATAGGCATCCATTAGGTTGTGATTTTCGTTATATATCGTGTCTATCCGTTTTTTAACTTGTGATAAAATCATTGATCCCCCCTATTCATTCGGTTCATATATATAATTCCCCTTATCATCAAGCCCTGTACATTTAAAGTCCTGTTTGCCCTTCAGCTCTGCCAATTCCTTCCATAGCTTGCAGTTTTCCTCGTGGAGGTCTTTGAGGGAGTCTATACAATGTCCCATAAAATCACGAACAAAAACATATCTCTCCCGTAGTTTATATTCTTTTAATATCTTTTCCATTTCCTCGATATTAGTCATTTTCTGCCTCCTTATAATCATCATTCGTTGATATACTCATTAAACTCAATATTTTTTCTATGGCAATTTTTAGGTTATATCTTGCCATTTCAATATCACTATCAAATTTTTTGTTTATTGAGTATTTATTTTTTATCCCTGATAGATTATTATCTGCTTTTGTAATTATATTTAATGTTTCATTTAACTTATTAAAACTTGTTTTCATTCCCCACCTCCTTACTTATCTCCATACATAACTTCCATTCCATAATCAATATCTGCCCAACTTCTGGCATCTTCAAAAGCATCTTTGTTTGCCTTTAATTTTATGTAGATACCTTCAATTTCTCTTAATGTTATTTCTTTAAATTTTATGTTTTTTCCCTTAATTCTTCTGTGTTCTCTTTTTACTAACTTTAAAAGTAAATCAGTTTCATTTTCTGTAAAATTCATTCCCCGCCTCCAAGATATTTTAGCTCTAATCCCTTAATTGTTTTTACCCAATCCTCTGGCGTTTCAAGACCTGTTGTGTATCCATCAATATGATATTTATTATTAAGTTTTGCTAATTTTGATATTCTTTCCCACATCCCCCTATACGCCTCATTTTCTTTTCTACACGCCTCATTAATCCCTTCCAGTTCCCATTTGTCTTTTCTCAGGGCTTTATTTTCTTTCTTCAGCTTCTTATTTTCGGCTTCAAGGGATTTGAGTAAATTAGAGATAGCCCTGCTTTGCTTATAAAAATCATTATCAGGTTTAACATCAGGCATAGAGCAGTAATACACATCATCAGCCCATTCGAACCATTTAATAGCTTCCTTAACTTCCATTTATTTCCTCCCATTCCTTCTTTCCGGGGCAGCCCTTTATCGACTGCCCCTAACACAATTACTATTACTAATGCTATTAAATCTGCATCACAGGTTAGATATATTCAGTTGGTTTGTTTCATAGGCTGTCCTCCTAAATTAGTTGCTATTAGCAATATTAAGCGTTATATATATTAGTAGTATTAGTATCACTATTGATACTTTTTAGACTATACAATACTTCCCCCTGCCTATAAGTGCCATTCTTCTCAAGCTCATCAATCACATTTACAGCCTTGTTTTCGTCAAGTTTGTGTAAATAGGTATCATTTATCACATCTACCAAAATATCGTTGTAGTAACGGTATATTCGCTTATTTGCTGGTTTCTTGGTCATTATACTTTACCTATTCTTAATTTTTTGGATAATTCTTTTACAACATCTTCGTGCATTTTATTGGCAAGTTTATCTGTATGTTTGTTTAACTCATTTATAGCCCATTGACTATTAAAGTATATTTCCTTGCTTACATCTGCATCGTGATAATAATCATCATTAGGTTTTGAATAAAAAGCCATAGTTTCATAAAATCTATTTGCCCCTATTTCTTGTTCCCATTTTTCTAATTTCCTATTGTTCTCCATTTTGTGTTGTGGCCAGTAATTTCCAACAGTTGAAACAACTATTTTTATATCACCATATTCTAACAAGGTATTTCTTCTAAATTTGCAATCATAGGAACAACAAAAATGTCCTGCCCAACCTCTTTCAGTCCTTTTTACTTTCATATCATCTTATCCTTTCTTCAGGGGACGGCCAGTCCGTCCATAACCAACCGCCCCCATCAATAAGAGCTGGGTCGATCAGCTCTTATTGGCTACCTTTTCATTAAACATAGCAGGATCAAAATCGGTATTGCCTTCTTCCATACCCTCTGCAACTTCCTGGTCTATCTGTGTGCTTTCCTCATTTTCCCTTTTATCTCTTTCCCCTTCTATGCCCTTTTTATTATCACCAATCCACCAGCCTATTATTTCACTTGCCTTGCTACGGTCTAATTTGCCTTCACTATAAAGTTTCTGAATCTTATCTACTTCCTTTTTCTGTATCAGATGTGATTCAACTATGCCCTTTTTATGCTCTCCGTCCTTGTCATAGCCAAATATCATATCAAGCTGTTTTTGTGTTGCAGGCTTGGTGTTGGTGGGTTTGGTAGTAGTATGATTATTGCCATTATTACCTTCAGACTCTACGTTATTGTTTGCATAATAATCTGGATTATCTTCAATGTCCTGTGTAAATATATCTGATAGACTGGCAATAAATAATGATACGTCTACCAATGCTCTCTTTTTAGCCATTTTAAGGATAGTATTTACCTGTGTAGCCATATCATCATTTGGTACTTTATACACCTTATAAGGTTTGCCATTTTTACTTATTCTGGTCTTACTAACCAAGTTTTCTTTTTTTAGGTTTGAAGGTATATCACTTTCAAAAACCCATCTGTAACGATATTTATCTTCCCAACTATTACAACTGCCTATACCTTGTGCTATTTCTTCATCACCATAAAAGATACGAGCTTTAATCTTGTAGAAAAATAATCCCTTTTCAAAATCTTCAACTTCACTTAACACATCAAAAAACGGTTTAAGGTTAAAAGTCCTTAATATTTTTTCACCACCGGATTTTAATAGTGTTGGTTTTGAGCCACACCCAGGAATAGTTCCATAATCAACTTTCTCAATAAGGCTATTCTTGATAATATCCTGGAATTGCTTAATTTTAGCCATTGATTTTTCTAATGCCTGTGGTGTTACATTATCTAACAAAATCATTTCATTACTCATCTTAAATTACCTCCTATTTATATTTATTTTTTAATTCTCTCTGTAAGTGATAAACTTCTGTTAATTTCAAAAATATTTTAGTTTCATCTTCCAGGTCTATTCTTTCCTTAACTTCAAACCCCTCTGTTTCATCTCTGCCTAATCGGAGTATTATATATCGCTTAGTTTCGTATTTGTTCTCTGTTAATAATTCCCTGTATCCCCCAAGTTGATAAAAATATTCATTATAGATAGCTTTTCCTGTCTTAAAATCAAGCAAGGTCAATATTCCATCTAAGTTACAATAGCAGTCCATAGTCCCGCCATATCTGTGTTTTTCAGAAATTAAAGGCTCTTCTATTAGAATAGGTTTAATATCATGTTCATCTTCCCATTCCAGGTATTTAAGAAAACAAGTTTCAGCTAAATCAATCTGCTTTTCGGTGTAACCAGATGTGTCTAACTCCTCACCTTTTAGATGACACATAACCATCTCATGTGCTAATGTTCCTATGTCTGCCTTGTCATCTCTATACTTCTTATAATCAATCCCTTTAGTGCCTAAATCCCAAGCCCAGTGGATCAACGCAGGTTTGCCTAAAATTCCCAATACTGTTGTAACTCCAGGAACTCTTACTCCATCTTTAGTCTTATAGACTGTATGCACCTTGACTGATTTTCCGTTCTTTACTGCTGTTCCCATTACCATTACCTCCAATTATTTTTTTTAATAAACTTTCGCCTCTTTTAAAATCTCTCGGTGTTAAAAATGGTTTAGTAGCTCTTATCTCGTAAATTTTTTTAGCTGTTTCATAGTCAATTTGATATTCTCTCATCATGCCCCTTGCCAGTACTCTAATACTCATAACTTAACCTCCATTAAATTATTTTTATAGGTCATCTTCCTTAAGTCTTTGATACAAGTTATCTGCATACATAAGCATTTTTTCCTTCTCGGTAGGTTCCTCGTCAACTTCCCAGTCAAATTTATGTTCATCACAAACTGTTGTCCATATTGAGCCTTTACAGTCGTCAGCAAAAGCACAGTTTAGACAGCTTCTATTTTCAGATAATGCAGTTTTCATTTTGCACCTCCGTATCATAAATAGCTTTTTTCTCTGTATGGTTCAGTTCAAACCAGTCATCGATGTCATACCTTTTCATGAGGATCAATTTTTCCCTGAAGCATAAGTTGGCAAACCACCTGTCATATTTTTTGCTGTCCTCATTTTTTAATACTGCCCTTGTATAAGCTGTTTCATACCCCTTGTTTTCTTTCTCTAATTCCTCTATCTTTTCAGTCCATTTATTAACTACCATCTCTGCCTACCTCCTCCACACATTAATTTATCCATTATCCTGACTATAAACTTGCACACAGCACAATCAGGAAATAGAATACAAAGCCCAAAATAGCCAACAAGAAAAGCCCAAAAATAAACATAATTACCTCCCATTTCTTTTTACTCCTTTCACCCGGTAGTCAATATTTTCAATTACTCCGAGTTTTTTTAATTCTGAAATTCCGTAATGTACTTGGTTTTTAGTTACCCCAAAATAATTTGCAATATCCTTATAAAACATACCCCCTTTAAACATTTCCAATAATTTGTCATTATGCTCAGTCCAGTCAAAACGTTGTGAACTACACTTATATTCTTTTAGCTTACGGGTATAGTTATAAACGGTAGCTTGTGTAATCTCCAAGTGGTTTGCAATCTGGTATACCCTGTAGCCCTGTTTGTACATATCGATAATCTTTTGCTTTGTTTCGTCGGTTAATCGTGTCCACCTTTTGTTGATTTCTTTTTTGTCTTTACGGTTTTTGATTTCGTTTTTGATATACCATTTCCTGTAAGGGCAAGTGCTTTTTTTGACTCCTCTGCAGGTTTTCCATTCTGCACACTCCGAGCAGAATAGATGCTGTTCAGCTTTTTTGCCGTAAGCCTTAATTAAGTCATCTACCGTGCAAACCTGTGTGTTGTAGCTTTCTTTTACTTTATCGGTTTCAAGCTGTGTGATTTCCAAATTAACCCCCTTTTACTTTACATAATTATTTTTGACAATAAAAAAAACCGAGCCTGCTACCGTTTGGGCAGAGAGTCGGTTTTAATTTTGTTTTTATTTAATTGTTCTTCTAACCATTTCCTTTTTTGAGGATTATTAATCCAGCCATATATAGTTGCTTTTGTTACACCAAAAATATTGGCAAGTTCCTTTATATCCTTACCATATATTAATTTATATTTTGTTGGGCGTCCTTTTATGGTATTTTCTTCTCCGTCTGTATTATGTAATGGTTCATGGCATTTTCTACATACTGCTAATAAATTATTTAATTCATGATTATTTTTGTTTCCATCTATATGGTGAACTATCATAGCTGGTTCTCCACAGATTTCACATTTGCCTTTTGTTCTTTTTAAAACTTCAATTCTTGCTCTTTTAAAATCTGCATGATTTGGATATTGAGAAGTACCGCCATTCCAACGAGGATTATTTTCACCAATCATTGCTTTTCTTCTACCCTCTCGAAACTCTTTATCTCTTTTGATTTTTCTATTAATTGTTTTTTGATATAAATTCATAACCTTCTCCTTCCTTGGTTATAAAAAATATACCATATATTTAAAGTCTTGTCAAATAAATTATGATATTTTAAAGAAAATTTTATAAATATTTTAAAAAACTTTTTAAAAAAGAAGCCCCCGCCGTAACGAGGGCTATTTCGCCTTCAGCTAATCCCATCGAATTCGATGGGATTGGAAGGCTTTAGTGCAACCTGCCCCACCATGCCACATGGGTCTAATAAGCAGGGCAGTTCTCGGCAAGGTGATGTTATCACATCTGCTTTATCCTGACTTGAACCAGACTTGCCGATAATTTGTCCTCTTTACAAGGATACTTTTACCCCTTTTTGTCCTCTATAAAAGTCTACTAATGCGACCTTGTAACTCTGCGTCGCACTGGTGGATTATTGACTAACCCAACATCTACCTTTTATGTCGTAAAAGTAAGTTCACAGCCTACAAATGTTCACTAAATAGTGGACATTATTCACTAATTCCCCTTCCATGAGAATTACACTATATTGTTACAATTACACGGCAAAGTTGACATCTGCCGTTGGTTTGTCAACTATCTGGTAATTCCAGTTAGTTCCATTTTGGAAACAACTGACTGGTAAGTTCTCATTTTGATACACGATAATTCCATTTTCTGGGTAGTATCATGGGTAGTATTGTGAGTATTTATCGCCCCTTTAGCGCTCCTTTAATGCCCCATTAATTGGACACCTTCCTATCAACTCATCAATATTTCTTACAAGTTCGTTTTCCTTGACTTACAATAGCTTATTCTGTTTAAGTCAACCAACTGGCTATTATTGTATACACATTGGCTAATCTGTAAGCCTTTTTATCTGTTGTCAATTAATACTACAAATGAGGTATAGTTATACTACAGATTTATCTTATCTCTATAACAGGCTTCAGCTACTTTTGCTAAATCATCAAGCGTTTTTGCTTTTTCAACTTCCTCATTATAAATTATCCCCAGTATATTAAAAATCACTGCTGATAAATGATCCTCGTCCCTTTCACCCAAACGCCACTGCATAAAATGACGCATAGCACTTTCGATAAACCTGTCTGTCGGTATGCCTCTTTTCCAGTTATTTGGTGCATATTTTTTAGCCCCGTTGGTGTAATGGATAGCAACCCTTTTAAGTGCCTCTACGGGCAATAAATCCCACCTTATTTTATCCTCTGATGTGTCCCTTACTGCCCCTGTCGGGTATTCCTGTCTTTTACCGCTGTCCTTTATTTTATAGTTCATCTATTCCCTCATACAAAACAGGTATGCCTCTTTCATTGGCAACCCTTATTTCATTTTGCGTCCCTTTAGAATTTTCGCTATTTTCCAAAACATAGACACAATCGCTAACCACTAACCAGCCTAACGAATAATCCTGGATTTCCTTTAAGCTAATATCCTCGTGAAAGAAAAAATGATAATCCAGCCACGGGCAAAAGGGAATATACCCTTTTTTCAGTAACCTTGCAGAAACCTTAATACCCCTTTGCATGTTTTTAAATACTTGAATAACATTATCAGAGCTGTAGCTTCCTGCTACATAAACTCGTTTATACATAATTCTACTCCACCCAATATTTTTTCTTTCCGATATAAAACTTCTTATCGAAAAAAGTTATTGTTTCATGTCGTACCCTGTTAATCGTTCCGTCTTTGGCCAGCTTAAACTCCAGGATCATTCCACCCAGCATGGCCTGTATCTTCTTTTTCCGCATCCACCCTGTTTGATCCTGTGTGCAACCTATCTGATATGAATGAACCTCTCTCGGATAACACCATTCCAGTTTGTGAAAATGCCCCAGTATAAGTATTCTCGGCTTGTCTCCACCCTGGAAGCTCTCTACAATCTTCTGCGGGGTATAAGAAAAAGCATAAGCAGTACCGCCCCCTGGATGCATAATTCTTATCCAGCTTTCACCGCTTTCAATTCCTTTAAACCTTATGTCAGCTTCAATGTGTCCAATATATTCAAGATCGTCCCTTCCGGCCAATTTTGCTTTCATTTCAATATATTCGCCCATGTTGATTCTTTCTCTCTTGGCATACCAGCCTTCATGTTCATCAGCAGTAATAAACTTGGTTAAAATTCCGTCTCTTTGGGGATATTCTTTAAGAAGATAATCAACTTGAGCAGTCAACCCAACTGTATGGACTTCAAATTTGTTTAAATTACATTCGCCGTCTACCATGTTTCCGGCATGTAAAACTATCGGGATACCCTCATCTGCAAAAATATCGTATAAGCAGTTTAAGACATCTAATCTCTCGAATTTACTGCATAAGTGGGTATCCCCTATTAAACCAAATCTAATCCAGTCGCCTTTCCAATAATCCGGATTAAGACGTTTAACACCACCAGGAACGGTATGATAAGATAATTCATAACTGTCATTATTGTTGCTGTAGATGTTATATTTATCTTGCTTTAATTCTTCTATAATATTACGCACCTGATAAGGCAATAGCCCTGTTTTGTTGCTTATATTTTCTATTGATTGCGGTCCAATTTTCAGCAGTTTTATACAGGTATTATATTGATTCTTGTAATTATCAGGTTTTTGAGCTTGATACTTTTTAGCCTTTTTGTTGATATTAATAACCTTTGTATTATCAGCAGTCAGTTTTACATCTCTGTACACTTTACAGTCTTTGCAATATATTTTATATTTTCCGTTTTTCCTTCGTATTTTATACTTTGTATTGTACCCGCCACACACAGGGCATTGCGGTCTCGGTCTTTGATTCCTTTTATTGCCCAAATAATCACCTTCCCTTTCTTAATATGCCCCCGATTAGGAGGTATCTCGGGGGCATTGGTTTGCAGTAGAGAAAAATCCAATAGGCTTGGCAAAAACCCTACTGCTTGGAGGCCTGCTTATTCGCAGGTTACTTTATCTACTTTGGATATATAATCTTATACTCTGGCTCTGGAAATGTTTCCTTAATCAGCTTTTCTATCTGCTTTTTAGTCTTACTGTTCAGCTTTTGTTGTATATCAGCTGTAACCTTTTCTATGTATATGCTGTATCGTTTTTCCCTAATATACTTCCTGTATTTCTCATGATAATCCTCATCATATAACCCCAGTTTTTGAAACACTTTAGTCCATAACGGCACTAAAATAAACTTCTCTGTCCATGTTTCAGGCTTAAAGGTTATATCGCTTATGTAGGGTTTTCATTATGCTTAAATATCCCTATCAGGTTAAAGAAGCTCACTGCTATATCAATGACACTACCTGCTATGGAAAGCAATTTCTCTTTGGCTATTACGGTAATATTAAGCTGTGTATGAATTGCCCCGATTACATCTAATACTGCCTGTCTTTTTTCAGCCCCGAACCCTGGAGTTTCAAATTGCTTAATTAAGGTCAACACCAACGGAATAAGCCCTGTCAGTAACCCTAAAATCTCTAATATCTTATTCATTTAATCACCTCCTTTCCTTTAAAAAATCATGTAAATTATTTTTTCCCCTGTAATCTTAATTGAACAGTAGCAAAACAAGCATATTTTTCCCCATATAAATCCTCTAGTTTTTTCTTTAGCTTGTTATAATGTTTTTCATCTCCCGACATAGCCGTAAGTAATAAACTCCGTCTATTATTTTCATAGTTAAGCATAATCTCTGTTTTTTCATCATAGGTAAATAATCCGTTCATATCTTCCCCCTCAAAAACTTATTCAAATCTGTTTCATTCCCCGAATAAACAGGCTCATTCCCGCCCTTAACAAGCCAATACTTTGACGGGTATGGCTTGACTATATCCAGATGTGTATGGTGGTCATATATCCCTATACGAAAGCACCCCAGCTCATCTGCCAGATATGCCATAGTAACAGGATTGATCCTCGCTACTATATCCACCGCCAGCCCCTTCAGGTGCGGACTGTCCCAGTAGCCACCGACACGCCTGTTATATTCAGCACACCTTACTCCGCTTGTGATAAATATCGGTTCGCCATATCTGTCACGCAGTTGCTGTAGCTTTTCGACAAGCTCAAGTGAGATGTTAGACTTGCCACAGCACGGGCATTGGAACTCGGATAATTTAAAGTTTCGTGTTAGGTACATTTATTTGCCCCTTTTTTAAACAAAAAAAAGCGTCCCCAAGGTATCGACCTTTAGGCACGCTATTAATTTACTTTTTATACTTATCTCCGTATTCGTTTTTCAAAGTCCTCCACTACCTTTTTATAATAGCAAATTTTATTTTACTTGTCAAGATAATTTATGTTATAATAAAAGTTTATGCCTTTTTTTGGACATTATCTTTCAGCTTGTCAATTTCTTTCTGCATTTCTGCAATTTTAGGATTAGAACCGTTAAAAAACTCCGTCAACTGCCTGAACATAGCAAAAACTTCTTTCCATGTGTCCTTACTGCATTCATCATGGTCTACCAGCTTTTTTGATATCTGGATTAATTTATCCGATATTTGAGCCTGTATTACCGTTATATCCTTATTGAGCCTTTTGTTTTCTGTAACATTATTATCAATATCCTTTAACCTTCCCTCGAACAAATCCCACATCTTACGCACCAAGAATGTTGCAATCCAGAATATAAATATATAAGTGCCGTATTTGTAAATCACTTCTCCTGTAAGTCCTGTTAAATCCATAGTCATCACCCTTCCTAAAAATGCAGTATTATCCCCAATAACATAATCCCAAAATAAACCACCATTGCTATTAACAGATTATTCATCTCGATACTCCTGTGGAGGCGGGCATATCCCGCCCTTGCAGTCTATAACATCATTATCCAATCTGATAGATATTCCAACACACAAAGCCAGTAAGCAAATAACGATAAATATAATCACTCTTGCCAGTAAGCTCATAATAATCACTCCTCATATATTAACTTCTCCATTCAAATAATAATTTCCCCGTTACAGGTTCTCTTGCTACCACTTTAATCAGCTTGTAATTATCAGCCTGACTTGGCACATTCAAAGGTACAAACTTGTATATGATTTCCTCGAATGTATCAAAGCCGTTAGTCATTCCCAGAAATGAGTTGTTGCTGAAACACTTCCAGTTACTTTCAGGGCTTCGTTTTAAGATTGTGATAGCATGCCCTAGATTTTTCCACTGATACGAATTACTGACATCATTCCAGTATTTGCGTTTCCAGTAGACCTCTATCCACCAGACAAGCCAGTATTGAGAAAGCCTGTATAAGTAATCACAATGGAAGCCTGCAAAGTCATCACAATCCCCTAAACCATGTTTGTCTATGACATACTCATCAGGCGGCGCCCAGTAATCAGCTGTGTTAAATACTTCCAAATCGCTTGTCCATGTGAAAAACCATTTCCCATTTTCCTTATGAGTCAGCAACTTTGCTAATGTCAGTTCATCAAAGATGTCTTTCCTGTCCTCGTCAATCATAAAATTGATTATTTTGTTCTCATAGTCAAGCCACCTTGAGCTGTTGAAGTTCCTTATCTGCCAGTTATTCTTCTGGAAGTCAAAGGTCGGAAATGTTGCCCCAAAAGGATAGAATATATCCCACTTCGGCTTGTCAGGGTCAGGCTCTGGTTCAGGGTCTGGGTCTGGTTTGGACTTTCTGGTACAGCCCCCTATAAGAAATCCTGCTGTTATAAAAAATATAAATATTCCTATCAGCTGCCATAATTCCATAAAAAACTCCTTTACTCAAACATTACTAAAGATAAATAAAACATTCGTGGTTTCCCCAGTAGGTGAAGTTTCCTCACTTCCATAGGTTAACAGCGTATCCCAAAGGGAATCATAGGTTGCGGCAATCCATGCTGCGGAACGAAGGGTTGCGGATAGACGTACCTCATCTATTATCCCGTCAAAAATGGATGTTGCCGAATTAAAATCTCTTCCAAGATAATTAGCCCTGTCCTGTGATACATCGGGGTCTCCTGTTTCATTTGCTGTCTGGACATTGCCTCCGTCTACATAAAAATACATATCAGTATTCGCCTTATCCCAGCCGCCTGCCAGATACACGTACTGCCCTGTCGTATAATTTGTGTTATTGGTTACAAGCTGATAGCCACCGCCGTCATAATAATAATATTTCCATGTACTTCCAGCAGCGTTTGCCTCTATCCGTGCTATTCTTCCCTCTAAATCAACAATAATTGCTATTGCAGATTCTGAAGGCAATGTGTCTGCCTTGCAGATTGCCTCAACAGTATAATTATCACCGCCAAGAGTATCAAAGGTATTATTAGAACCTATACAGATACCATCATCACTTCCGTCAAAGTCCTGCCCCTGCCCTACCTTGCCTGTGGCTTCTATGGGTTCATTTGAGGCTTTTTTCGTGCCGTGATTGGCGTTGGAGGTGGAGTCGGCTACACGATAAACAGGTGCGTCGTAGGTGGTGTATTTAAGATTATCAATCCATGTATTAGCAGATGTTCCGCCATAAACACCTATTATTTTTATCCCGTCATGAGCTGCTATTGTACAATTTGTAACAGTACCTTTATAATTTTCATTAATCCAGTACATAGCTATATCATTAACTGCGTCAACATAAACTTTCACATGATACCATGTATTGACAGAACAAGCGGTTGAAGTGGGTAAATCCACCCAACTAATGTTATTGTAATATTGAAATTTATTATTATATATCCTTAAAACATAACCAGGCTGACGAACAAGATAATTTCCTGTTGTATAAGCGTTTGAAGTTCGTACATCAAACTCCACTATTGAATAATTAGTAGTACCGCCTACATTTCTTACAAGTGTTGCATCAGCTAATACGGTACTTGCATCAGAAGCAAACTTCGCCGAATAAGTGCCTGTTTTGGCTTGGTCAGAAGCAGTAGCCACATCAGAACCTGCTGTGTATTCAGTTAAATTATTATCTTCAAAACCATCATCTAATTCATCAGTTCCTGTTGGGTCAGGGTCATTCATGTGATACACAGCCTTAAAACTACTATCCCATACCGATTGTGCAGCAGTCCCGCCACTTTTGGAGATGTAGGTTGTGTTGTGGTCTGCTGTGTTGTCATAGTATAGATAGATGTCCGTATCAGTAGAACTTGATACAGTCCAGCCTGTTTTCGATACATGATAGATTGCCTTATTTTCGGATACATCAAATAATTCACAATCTGCATATAACTGTGTTACTCCGTCGGAGCTTGTAAAGGCTATTCTGTCAAAGTCCTCATCTGCGTCAAATTCGGTGAAGACTTCCCCACCTTGACGAATAACGCCTGTGGCGTAGAGGGAAATAATTCCATTGGTGGTTGAAAACCCTTCATTTGTGCAATTTGTTTGGTTACCTTTCTTGTACCAATATTCTCCTCCTGAGTCCTTTTCAATACTACCGCCAGTGCAATAAACCCCTAAATAATCCCCTTCTTCTACGTCTAAATCAACTGTAAAAGTCTGTTTACTTCCTGCTGTAACACTTCCAATTTCATAGCTGTCACGAGCAGTTAAATTATCTCCATCAGCAGAAAATGTTGCAGCAATTACCCCTTCCATATCTATTCCTGCATAAATCTCTACAGATGTTATTTTTCCAGAAGCGTTTGCAGGATTTTCTTTGTTAATAATAGTGAAGTTACGTATGTTAACATAAGCTACTCTATCAATCGCCTCTGCCCCAACATCAATATCTCCATAATTCCCTAAAAACACTGTTACAGGAAACCAAGATAAGTCAGCGTCTATTTTGGTGTGGTCTATGGTTATCTTTATTCGTTTGTCATAAGTGCCAAATAAATCACCAGCACTAACAGATAAGGTCAGTATTAATATTGCTAATATTACAAGTATCGGTTTTAGTAATCGTTTAAAATTCATGTTATCCCTCAATCAAGGTAAGTGTGATAAGTCCTTTTATATCCTCTTTGGCTATGTATTGCTTTTTCTCATAAAACCCTGTGGTCTTGTTTAAAATAAACTTTTCCACGATAGCAAATCGCTTGTCCTCAAATACCTGAACTTGCCTTAACAGGTCAGCCGATTGTTCGATATAGGCAGTCAGTTTTTCGGTAAAGTCTATTGCCCCTTTGGTTATCTCTGTTGGGATTTCATCTTTGTAATAGGCTTTTTCCGTTTCCAGCCCTTCATCAACTACGTAAAAATGGATATTACGATAGACTGCTGTGTTGTCATCTTTTACTTCACGGACATTAGCCAGATACCACTTACCGCCGTCAGCTTTTACTTCTTTAAGCTCAACCTGATTAACAGAGTCAACAAAACTTTTATTTTGGATATCCTGTAAGATTTCCTTCACATCAAAGCCGTCAGTAGGGTCAACAGTAATAACTTCCTTTGTGTCCTGTGCTATTGCCACTAAGGGCATTAAAATAATCATTAGAATAATAAACAGTTTTTTCATATAATCATCTCCTTATTTAAAGTCTAATCCAGCCATACAATACCAGTCAGTTCCGTCAAAATAGAATGTTACAATATCAGTTCCGCTTGATGTCAAAGTCGGTTCAGTTCCCCCTGGCCAGTAAACACTTCCAGTTTCAGCAGCCCAAGTTAAGGTAGCCAGTCCGCCATTTACAATTTTTAATAGATAATTAGCTACACCAACAGAAGTAGTATCTAAAGTTAAGGTCATGGTATTAGCGGTTAAGGTTACCTTCTGTTTTTGGTCTGTGGAAAAATCAATAGTGAAGTTAGTAGTTTTAGAGCCATTGTCTAATTCTTGAGTGAAACTTGCCCTGCCTATGCCTGTAATGTTGTGGTCGTCCATAACAAAATCTCCACCAGCTTGGGGAGTGGTGTCTTCAACTACATTTTCAAGGTAACTGCCTAAATCGGATATATCGCTTTCGGTAATACTCTCAAAAGTAACCGCAGCGGCACCAGATTTCAGAAATTTACCGCTACTAAAAGCTACTGGAGTGTCGGAAAGGTCTAAAATGCTTTCGCTTGTAATATCGGTTAAATAAGTTCCAAAATCGCTTATATCGCTTTCGGTAAGTTCCGCAAATTCCAGAGCAGTTTCACCTGCGTTTACTTTGGGAAAGTATCCTGCATAACCTGTATATGCTAACGGTGTATCGGTAAGCCCAACAAAAGTAGTAACTCCACTTCCAGAACCTTCAGCCCAAGTTATAGCTCCAGTGGTATCATTCCAGAATAAGTAACGGTCAGCATCAGGGTCAGCGGGGAAATCGTTAAGGTCAAAAGCAGAAGCGTCTAAGGAAAATACTGTTCCTGTAAGGTCAAGTCCTGTTCCTGCTGTGTAAGTCGTTCCGGTATCCTCATCATCTGCTATAATCCATTTACTTGTGGCAATGTCATATTTAATAATTTTTCCGTCAGCAACTCCTGTAGTGTTGACATCGGATATGTCGTTTAGGGCAACAGTAGTCAAATAACCTGCTGCTGCATGGTCGCCCCAGCCGTAAGCTAAATCCCATTCGGTAGAATTATCAGTAAAGCCATAATCAGCAAGCAAACTTGTAAATCCAGGGAAATATTTATTAACTGAACCTTCTACAAGGTCATCTGTGTCAAAGCCTGATAAGTCGGTAATATAACCAAAGGCATCTATCTCAAGTTTTGTATAGTAGTCTGTAAGGTCAGCAGCTACAAGATAATCCGCCTCTATTGCCTCAATAGCTGTCTTATTATCCCAAATCAGTTGGTCTGCTATCTCCATATAGGTATTGTATTGGTCATATTCATCTGTCCCGTACGCACCATATAAGGGAAGATAAAATATATCGTGAGATGTATAACTCCCTGTCTGTGCAAATACATTTAAAGCCATCAGAAATATTAAGGCAATAATCAATAATATTTTTTTCAATATCATCACTCCTTATCCACTTTTGTATAAGTACTATCCGTTTTCTCTACTTTGTGATAAAAAAATGTTTCCTGAAACCAGTCAAAGAACCAGCCCAACTTGAACCAGCCCTGTCCTTTGGATTTATCCACTTTCGTATAAGTAGAGCTTGTTTTATCGGTCTTTGTATAATCTGCCATAATTTATCCTTGTTTGAGTAAATTTTTAAAATATGGGCGTATTTTGAGATATTTCGGCTATTCCTGTTGACAACGCACCTTGTTTATGGTATAAGGCAATAAAGGGGCAAATATGAATAACTACTGCAAAAAAGTTTGCCAGACTCTCAAGTTTGGTCTTGTCATTTCTGCTGTCGGTTTGGTTATTCAATTTTTATGCTCCTTAATTCGATAGGAGGGTTGTTGTGATTTATCTAAAAAAGTTTTTTCAATTTATTGCCTTTGTATCGTTTATAGTTTTAGTATTAAGTTATGGTGAAGACTATATGACAGGCGAATATTTTGGTTTATTTTATATTTCCACGACTATCAAAATTGCCTGTGCTGTAATATTCTTCATCTACCTTATGTCCGAAACTATGTATTATTTTGGCAACCGGAAATAACTATTTAGTTGCCCTTTTCTTCTTAGTTGTTGTAGTTTTCGATCCTGTTCTTTTAGTCTTCGTTGTCTTATTTAATTCTTTTTCGTTTATTCTTCTATAATCTTTATAAAACAAACTTTCATCTAAACTCTTGTTTCCGTTAAGCCAGTCGGTAAAATCTTTATAAGCTAACGATCCTGGAATAAACAATTTCCATGCGTCTTTAATCTGCTTTTCCGCCTTTACCCTTTCCCAGTCATTATATGCTGTTACATAATTTATTATCCCGCCAAATACCTGTCCTGCTGGTGAAACGATATTTGCATTTAAAGCTATTCCCCAAGGTAACAGATATTTATCATAAGCATAATCGCCTAATTCTTTTAAACCATAAGTAATACCGGCAATTATTGCCAAACCCTTAATAGCGTTTAATCTGTCAATCGGTCTTAATAATTTTCCCCTTGATGTTCTTCCTGTGAATGTTCTTGTTATCATTTCTGGAACGTGTTTAAAGAAATAATTCAAAGACCAGCTTTGTAAACTAAAGGCAAGTCTTTTTATCTGTCCCCTGTAAATTTGTGGCATACCTGTTGCGTAGTATAACCATTGTGCATAAGCACCTGCGTCCTCTGCTTCAAGCAAAATATCATCTTTATTCCATAATAGTTTATCTAACGAAACGCCTTTTTCTTTGGCAAACTTTTCAGCATACTTATAAAACCTTGAGTTGGGATTTTCCGATAACTTAACCATTTCCTCTGCAAAATAAGCCCCTGTTTTCATAGATACACTTACATTACTTTTATGCGACCAGCCATAAGGTGCAAGTGCTTTTTCTTCAATGCTGAAGCCTTCTTTTGGTATATCCTCAAACCCCTGTTTAGTAGAGAGTTTCCAGAATTTAGAATTATCTATTAAATCTTTAATTCTTTTTGGAGTAGGCATTAACTGGGCTTTCAGGAAATATTTAGGCTGGTATAAATCCATAAGCAGTAATCTCTGAAATAAGTTTCTAATAATAAGTTTCGGTCTTGCAGCAATAGCCCCGCCCATCAATCCCCTTCTCATTATTCCCGATACTGCCTTAGCAGGATTGGTTACAATTCTTCCAAATGGTCTTAAAAAGAAGTTGATTAGTTCCGTTGGTGTTTTTACTAAATTATTAAATAGATTATCTAATTCATCAGGATATTCAAATATGTCATATCTGATATAATCATCAATTTCTTTTCTGACACTTGCAGGTATTTTGTCGCCTAATGCGTTTAGTTTTGCTCTTAATATGCTGTAAGGCTGTGATAGGTATATATCCCTTAAATCATATCTTGACATTACTTTTAAAAGTTTTCCCAAGTCCTTGCTGAATACATCAGTTAATTCCTTACTTACCCTTCTTTCCATTTCAGTCGGGTTGTATATTTTTTTAGGCATATTTCTGCCTAACCAATACTTAACATCTTCAGGGAATGGATATTTTTTCTGAACTATCTGTTTTGCAAGTTCATCAAGAAAATGAGGAACATAGGCATTTAATTTTTTAATAGGATCAAGACCTAATCTTTCACGGACTACATTAACATCGCTTAACATTTCATTAGTAAACTTACGCAATTTATTAAATATCTCTTTATCTTTATCGTTTAAATAATCCGGTGCTGTTTCATACTTGTCCAATAAATCCCTGAAATTAGCAACTCTTTCAGTTGGTTGGTTAAACACTTTCTTTTTAATCTTCTCAAATTTAGGTGCTTTCCTGTTAATATCTTTAATAGTATTATCTATAAAATTATTAGCATCTATCCCTTTTAAATAGGCTTCTTTTTTAGCTTCAGTAAGGTCTTTGACTAAACTCTCTACTCCCATACTTCTTAAAAGATGCTCTTTAGGTGTAACAAATTTAAAGATATTAGGTTCTTTAAACTGTAAATCTTCAAAGAAATCTTTAGGTACTATTTTAGTTGATACAGGAATAATAGGGGGTTCCCAAGGCTGTCTTTGAACAACCTGTTCAATAGCATATTTAAACTCTTCTATTTCATCAGGTGTCATTTTTTCTGGATTAGTTTTGCCTGTCATGGCTTTTGCTAATCGTTTAAATCTGTTATCACTTATATTACCCTGTTTAGTTTTAATGATAAGCTTTCTGTCTTTACCAAGTGTTTTAACTTCCTGAACCTGTTCAGGTGTAGCTAATTGTTCTTCAGGTGCTTTTGTAACCTCTGAAATGACCTTTTGTGTTTCCTTCTGTGGTACTCTGGGAGCTTCCGAGGATTGTGAGGTAGTTGGCTTGGTGGCTAATTGCCCCCGTATAACCTTACCTAAATCTTCTCCATAATCAACTTCTATTGTTTTGTTTGGATTTGCATTATATCCCTCACCTTGTTTTGTTATTTCAAAAATTATTCGGTAATCAGGATAGGTTTCTTCCAAAGAAGATATTTGTTTCTGATTAGGTATAATCTTGCTTTCTATATATAATTTCTTTTCTCCACCTTCAACATTTGGTCTTAATCTTAATATACCTGTTGACGCTGCATCTTTTACATCAATACCCATTCGTTCTAATTCAGTATCATGTGGACCTACGACACCTCCACCAATTTTTCTTACTGATAAAATATCTCCATCTGTAGTTACATACCTTCCCTGATTTTTCCCTTCCCACCTGCCACCTTCAATATTGATAATAGGTTTAAGGTTTTTCTTTAAAGTATTATCAATCAACTCCCCCTTCTCCCCTTCACTTATAGGTGGTTCAGGTGCTTTCTGCGGGAGTGATACTTCCTCTTTAGCTATGGCTTCACGCTTGGCTTCAACGCCAGTGGGTTCTTTTCTCAAGTCAGGATAATCCTTTAATACTTCCTCTGGCACTGGCTTGCCTTCTTTGAGGGCTTTCTGGATTGCTATTTTGTGTTGTTCTTCTGTTAAAAAAGGTGTTTTATTTCCCTTCAAATCTTTAAATTTTAATTGAGATATTTCATCTTTTGTTACTTCCCATAATTCCTTATCCTCTAATTTTTTTTCAGCAACTTCTGCTTTTTCAGTTTCAGTTATAGGCTTTTCCACTGCCTTTAAAAACTCACTTGCTAAAGCAGGTGCAGTATTTAACAACTGCTGTGTCACTTTTGATACTTGAACAGGGTCTAATCCTTTTACAACATCAGCAGTAACCTTGCCTGTTTCAACAATCATTTTTGCTATCTCATCAGCAGGAAGTCCGCCATATAGTTTTCCGCCTTCCATAGCAAACCGTGGAGTGGTATAGGTAACATTCATTTTGCCCCTAATAACATCAATAGGCTTTAATCCAGCCTTGTTTAGTTCAGCAGTGATTTCTTTAAATGCCTTAACTGCTTTCGGGTCAGGATTAACACTTGTAGCTTTGCTCATTATTTCTCTGAACTGCTCTGGTGTAGCTATATTGGTTTTAGTTTTGATAGCGTCCATAACCTTTGGTGCAGTTTTGTATAACAATGAAATACTCTGTCCGCCCAGCATAGCCAACATACCAGACCATGTGATTGTTTCCATAGCATCCATAAAGGCATTTTCAGGCTCTACGCTGTCCAGTGCCTGATAAAGATTAACTGCTTCGGTAAGTTCGGGGTTTTTCTTGACAAAAGAGGTTAAAGTATTTGTAGGCTTCATTCCTTTTCTGATTTCATCAGCAGGTTTCCCTGTAAGTTTTGACTGAATAGTGGCTATAATATCATAACTGTTAACCTGTTTCTTTCCCTGTTCTGATGCTTCTGTATATACATCAGCCCTGAATTCTTTTAATGCTTTTGTTTCTTCGGGGTAAATCTTTTCTACTGCCCGTTGAGTTCCAATAGCTTTGGCAAGAGTTCCGAAAGGTGTATCAGCTAATCTTTCAGGGTCTTGAGAAGTTCCGCCCCAGTAACTGGCATCATCAGTAGAGGTAAACTTTTCCTTTAACTCCTGTTCACGGGTCTTAGGCAATTCTTCCCCTGGCTTCATACTGCCCTGTAATCGTGAAGTATCCAAATAATCCTGATGCTGTTCCTGTGCCAGTTTATTCTGTGCCTCTGCTTTTTTGTTATATCTTTGAATATCCTTTTCGTAATTATCCCTGATAGTGTTATATTCCTTATAAACTTTCTTCTGCTGTTCGGTTTCGGTTTTTAGCTGGTCTACCAATTTATTATGTTCTGTGCGTAATTTCTCATATTTTATTGATAAGTTCCATTTCAATTCTTCAGGGGCTTCCTGTAATTCAACTTCCAAATCATCTAATTGTTGCCCCAACTCCTGATAGCGTTTATAATTGGTTTCAATGGATTGATCGAGTGTAGAAAAGGTTTCCTCTGCTTTGGCAAGTGCCTGCTCTTTTTGTTTAATGGTTTCAACATCTGGTATTTTTAAGGCAAAATCAAACTTACCTGTGTTACCTTCAGTTTTACTACCAGCACCAGCACCTATATTTGAAGTAACATTAGGGGATAATTCCTTTTTTTTCTTCTCATTGACTAAATCAGATAATCCCCAGCCACCGCCAAAACCAGAACCTAACTGCTCTTTTTCTTCTTCTTTTTTCTCTTTTAAGGCAAAATCGAATAATCCCATATTAATTCCCCAATGCCTGTCTGGCTTTTTCTATATCTACGCCTGCTTTTTTAAGTTCTTCAATGTCATAATCAGCAAGGGTATACCCGCTTGCCTGTGCGTCATGGATAAATGCGTTGGTTTTGCTTTTGTTAATATTCCCTGCCCAGCTCCAGGGGATATTTTCCGTATTCTTAACAGGCTTCAATCCGCCTTTGTAACCTTTGCCCGGAGTAAGTGTTATAAACCTTCCCGCTTCTTCCGGAGATAGATATTCTTTAGGCAATAACTGCCCAGTCGCTTCATAATATTCTTTTGCCCCTTTTTCATATTCCTGATAAAGAAGGTTATATTCTGCTTCATCTTCAACAAATCCGTCTTCGTCAACAATATCCCCATCTTTAATGCCATAAGTCTTTTCATCACCAGTTAAGGCAAACTCATATATCTTTTTAGCCCGTTCATCTTTGGTAACAAAATTTATATTAGGGTCAGATAAATCATACTTAACTCCAGCCTGTGCTAATACCCTGTCATAATCTTTAGTTGGGTCTAATAAATCTTTATTTATAGACTGAATAATAGAATAAGTTGGAGTGGTTTTGTTTGTCCCCTCTTCCCCTTGAGGTTTCATTTTGCTTATAGTTACGCTTCCCGAATCAGGGTTAGTCCCTGTTATCTCATAATCGGGGTTACTCTGTATAAACTGCTGTGCTTTGGCAAGATTGCCTTCCCAACTTGCCTTGGCTGTGCCTGTATCGGTTTTTTCAGCAGTAAAGCTATAACTTAAATTTCCTGTAGTCGGACTGTAATTGGCACTTGATAACTTCATTCCATTTTGCTCTAATGTGGAAACAAGCTCGTTAATATCAACCTGTGGTTTTCCCTCTATTTCCTGTTTCCTGCTGAAGGTATAACCGCCGGTATTGGAGTTATATCCAGTTATTTCCATATCGGGATTGGACTGTAAAAACGCTTCAGGGTCAAATGTTTCCTGTTGCTGTTCCGTTTCCGGATAAAGTGTCTGCATAATATTCTTTGACAAATTAAAATCATTCTCAAACCTTGCCCTCTGGTCGGGGATTCCCTGTCCTAATATCTGGTTTAAAAACTGTGTTGCAGCATCACCTAAAGACCTTTTCTTTTGCAATCTCTGCTCAAATAAAGAAAGAGTATTATCCCAGTTGACCTCTCCAGTGGGCAAGTCCTGAACAAACTTCATCAGTTCGTTAAATTCACTTATATCGGGTATCGTTTTTGATACAGTTCCACTCTGGGCTGTTTCGGGCTTTTCCTCTTTCATGGGAGCAGTAGCAGTAACAATTGATTTGCTTTCCAGTCCACCTGTCATGATTTCCTTCTTCTGCACCATACCCGCCTCATCGGGCTGTTTAAGCTCAAGACCACCTGTCATCAGCTCTTTCTGCTGAAGCATACCCATAGCCTTATCGGCAAACTGGGTAGCACCTTCAACATCTATCTTGTCAGCAGGTGGATTGATGTTTTGCAATAGAATATCGGTCTGCTGGTTTTTAGCCTTGTCTATATCGGATAATGCAGCCTGTTGCCATTCGGTATCCCATTTCTTTTCCTGCCATTGTTTGTAGTTTTCCACAATAGCGGCTACAGTTCTCATTCTGTCCTGAAATATGTCATAAGGAGATTGCCCCGCTGCAAAAGGACTTCCTAACTGGATTATATTAGCCATAAGTTCACCTTCTTTACTTTAATCCGCCAATAGCACTAACACCGCCCAATATATAATCAGCAGTTGTAGGCTCGTAATACTGCTGTGGCATATAATAAGTTCCATAATTAGCCATAGCACCCAAACCGCCTAATTGTGTAGCTAAATGCCCTGCCTGTAAATTGGCATTGGCAAGCTGTTCCTGATTGGCTATTTCAGTGTCATAGTTTGCAAGCGGACTCATTAATGATGTTCCGCTTAATGCCTTGCCTGCTACATCAGGCTGATACTGTGCATATCCCAATGCCTGTGAAACAGCGTTAGTCATTCTACCCCGTTCACTTTCGTAAAGGCTTCCCAGTGTCTGTAATGTCTTGGCATCTGCTATTGCCCTCATTTCACCTTCTGCTTTTGCCCCGACAGTAGAGGCAAGAGTTCCCCTTGTAGACTGCCCGTGTCTCAATACATCTGCTGATTTCTGTGTTGCTATGTCCGCTTCTTTTCTTATCCCCTCATAATAAGGAGAAGTTAAAGGGTCATACTCGCCTGATAAAGTTTTTTGTATTTCACTCAATCCAGACGAATAAGCAGGGTTTTGAGTCGGGTCATTGGCAAGCCCTGTCAGTTGGTCTAATATTCCCATGCCCTGCCCTAATAACTGCTGTCCTTCTGCACCCAATCCCTGTAAATTCACCTGCGGAGCATTACCGCCGCAACTTCCGCCGCAACTCCCACTGCCACCTAAAAGCTGTTGCATTTGTGCTATCGCCCACTGGTTGGTAGGGTTTTCAAGTTGTATCGGCTGTTGGTCTGAAGTCTGGTAACCGCCTTTTTTCTTTTTTTTCTTTTCTTCCTGCTGGTCGGGATAACCATATATTGTCGCACCGCTTTCAGTTGTTCCTATTGGTGTCATACAAGCCATTTAAACCACCTCTTTCTCTATGATTGCATCAGTCTGAACAAATCCAAACTTTCTCTGAAATATTTCCGGCAACCTTCTTACATTGCCTACCATTTTCTTTATTCCAAACTGCCTGCATATCTCATATAAAAACTTCATTCCCTTTTTCCACAATGACGGATAATGAGGATCAATCCATACCCACTGGATATATAAAACACTGTCTATATACATCGGTGAGGCTGCGGCAGACAATACTGCACAGGCAATAATATCGCCTATACTGTTATAGGCAACAAACGGATATACCTTCTGGTTAACAAGTCCTGATTTCATATAGGCATAAAACTGGTCTGTGTTTGCCTCACTGTCCCATTCTTTTAACTTCTCACATATATTTGTCAGGTCATTATGGTTATAAGTAAGATAAAATTCCAACGGTTTTAATTCCATTATTCTAAATCCTTTATCCTGTTCTCATGGTCTGATATATCGCCATACAGTGTTATAATCAACTGCTGTAAGGCAAGGTTATACTGTCTTACAATCCTTTTTAACTCCTCGTTTTGTACATTGTTTTCATTGGGTAAGTTTGGTATGGAAGGTGTAATTCTCGGCATTATCTCTCCCCCTGAACGATATATTTAAAGATTGTCCCTAAATATCTAAACACATTATTGCCCATAAACTTGATTAAAAAATGCCTTCCCAGTTCATCAGGTGCTAAATGGGGTAAAACAATATCATCATCACCTGTCAATGACAGAGTTCCAATTTCCCGCCATGTGGTTTCATGGTCGCACTTTATTGAAACAGTCATATCCCCTGCATCTTCTGTCCTGAAATAATTAAATAAGTCCAGCAACCTCTTTTTAAACACAAGCGAATTGCTTTCTGATAAATCTGTGGCTATAACAAAATATGCGTCATAAGGATAGTCAAGGTCATTATTCTCATCACCGTGCAGTTGTGAAACATAGCCTGAAATATCCCCTGTAAGCGTAATTAAAGTATTGCTCGGAGTATCACCTGATGCCGCTGTTTCCACTGCTATCCAGTCAGTATAGGTAGTTCCCCTTGCATTAGTGGCAAAAGCCCTTATCCAGTAATAGGTGTTAGAGCTAAGGTTTTCTATTGCAAGGTAAAAATCCCCTTCCTCGTAACTCCCAAGACTTTCGGTATTATTCCATGTAGCAACTTTAGTCAGTCCGTACTGGAAGCCTCTCTTATCAATAAGAACTCCGCCGTCATCTGAAATAGTTGCATTGGCTGTAAATTCATCTGAGAGAATATCTGTTGCATTATTAATAGTAATAGTCGGATACTGTGCTAAAGTAGTATCATCATCACTTGAATAGGAATCGGAATAACCGCTGTTAGGTGCGCCAGTCTTGTAACTCCATGCCCTGTAATAGTAATGAGTTACCCTGTCTAATCCCGTATCTGAATAACTGTTGCCTGTGCCGAAATAGACCTCGTCCCCGTCAGCAACAGATGTCGGATAGCTTCCAACTTTGCGGATTATTTTAGTTTTTTCCGCCCCAGTGCCTTTAGTCCATGTCAGGTTAATCTGTGAGTCATCAACAACTGTACAGGCAAGCCCAGTCGGGGGATTTGGTTTGGTCATAAATGTAACTACATCACCATAGCCGTAACCTTTCGAGTTATGAGCATAAGCCCTGTAATAATATAATGTTGCGGGAGATAGTCCCGTAAGTGCTTTTGAGAATGTTCCCGCTGTGTAACTTCCGCCTGTATCTTCCTCTTTGTCATCTGTTACCAGCGGATTGCCAGTAGTGTTGTAGCATATTCCTCTTTTGTCGGCATTTTCAACCCCAACATCGGTGATTTCCCCATTACCAGTAGCAGTTGTTTCTTCAACATTGGTTGCTGCATCAGTATCTACAAAAGGAATTGAGTCATAATCAATAACTACATACAACTGGGTACATCTTACATATAAAGAGCATAAAGCCTGTAATCTTACTCCGATAATCAGGTTATCTATATCGTTCCAAGTCCATGCCAGAGATGTATCAGGGTTGGTAGTCCATTCTGCTGAATAAGACTGCCAGCCGCTTGACATATTCTGGTTGGAGTTATACCCGTAATCAGCCCCGCCAATTCTTATAAAAGGAGTGGCATAATCCCCGTCAATACCGCTACAGACTGCAACAACAGTAATCTTGTTTATAGTACCGCCGTGTATTAAGGAATTATGATTGGGGATATAAAACCTGAAAGCCCTGTCAGAATCACCCAAAGCATAAGCAAATACATAGCTGTTAGAATAGTCAGGTGTTATATCATCAACTCTTTTATAATAATTGTTGCTTCCTGAATAATCGGCATTCGGTCTTAATATTAATTGGCTCATCTAATCACCTTACACATAATAATCACAAAAACACGAAATATTAACATCTTTCATCAAAAGCCATACTCCGTCTTTATAGACAATCACATAATTGTTCTCGTTGCTCTCAACAGGCAAAGCCCACATCATTTCCTTGTAATCCCTAACATAAGCCCCTCTTACCTTTTCCAGATAATCAGGCTGAATCTTATCCAGTATCTCGGTCTGTATCGGAGCAGAGATAGTTCCAACGCCTTCCTGCTTAATCGTGTAATCACTGGCAAGATAGTACAAATTACCCTTGTCATCATTGACAACCGAGTGCATGGCTAAAAGCCCGAAACTGTCAGGTATTTCGTTATAATTAAAGTATTCAGTACCGGCAACAGGAAAGAACTGGACTTTCCCCCTGTCTTTGAAAATATACAAAATACTGTTGTAATAACCGAAACCCTTTATTTTCCCCCTCTGCCCTATCCCGAAATAACCAACTTCACTGCCTGATACAAAATCCTCATCATTCAAGGCACTGATATATAATCCCTGTGCATACCAGCGGGCATCCTGGTCTAAGTACGGATACCCCAATACCAGCCTCGAATAATATTCTTTGGCAAACTTGGCCTTAGTGATACAGGTGCAGATATATATTTTTTCCGTTGCAGCGTGAGTTATTGAGAGATTATCAACAAGCGTAACACTTACCCCTGCCTGAACAGTATTAACCTTGCCTACTTCCTCATTGGCATTACCTTTGTCGATAATAATGACATCACCAGCCTCAAGTCCTGTTGTGGCTGCTACATTCAAAACCTTTTGTGATGCAGCACTCTCGGCATCCACTGTAGTAACTTCTGTACTGTAACTTACCCTTACCCCGTATGGTGTGTCTAAAGGTGTAACACTTCCAGTCCCGCCCCAGACTAAAGGCAAATCGCTGTTGGGGGTCAATACAACCTTGTCATTGAATATGCAGTAATCCCATGTATCAGCATCAGCGGCTAATTCGTACTTTTCATCTAAAGCACTTGCTGTTGTATTCCAGTGGTAGATATGCTTTTTCGTCAATACCAGCAGATATAAGGTATTGGTAGACTCTTTGATATAGGGAACAAGATTCATTACAGGATTTCCGTCAGGAGTAACCACTGCTGCATCATTTTTGGTAAGGTAATAACTTCGCATTGGTCTGCGGTGTATCTCCCCGTCAGTCAGTACAACCTTGTCGCTGTCAGGTGTTACTGCTTCATTCAACAGTAATGACGGCACATTTTTAATTACTCCCTTTATCGGATTAGAGAATATTCCGAATGAAGTTTTAGCCATTATCTCTCCTAATACAAATCCTTATATGCTAAAGATTTTCTTTCTCTTTTTACCAGCGGTCTTAACAACGGATAGTCAATTCTGGAAAATATATTGAAATAATTGCCTGCATCATCTTTTAATTCCTTAGACAGACAATAATAAGCCTTAGTCAGCGTATAAAGGGCATTTCTGAATATATCTGAATAGTATCGGTCTATATTATCCACTGCATTGGTATCTACATCATCTATTTCCTCTGATTCTGGAACATAAGCATTATAGTGAAGTGTTGCAGTATAAGTATTATCGGCAATCGGGTAAGGATACCAGAATCCCCCGTGCATGGCAAAACAGTTCGGCTCGTCCCTGTCATCTTCATCTGTCCTTCCCGCAATCCTTTTTCGGTACTGATGCCATGTGATTTCCTCTAACGGCTTTTCATCTGTCAGGTGGATTGTCATTAACTTCCTGTAATCAGAAGGAAGGGAATAATAAACAGTTCCTGCGGTAACAGATACATTTGCCTCTATCCAGATAAAGTCATCAGTAAGAGAGATATATTTCATAGCTGATAAAATATGCTCATCTATATCTGTTTCATTTCTGTTAAGTTCACTGTTTAAATGTGTTAAAATAGCGGCTTTGGTTATAGCCATATCATTTACCCCTTATCTTGTTAAGACATAATTGACTTCAGGTGAGCCTGTCCCCTGGTCTACAGGACTTGCTGTCGTTCCCGATTGCAGTTTTATATATGGCAATGCTGTCAGGGCATCTCTGATTTCCCCGTTCATGGTAATAACCTTGCTTGCAGCAACACTGGCTACACTTACATCACCAACATCATCAGCTACAATAACATCGTTAAATGTTCCGTCAGGGGTATCACAAGCCTTAAAGGTTATAACGGCAGTAACCCACGTCGAGGGAAGGAATAAGGCTATATCCTTGTAATGTGCTTTATCTATAACATTCGATAAACTGGCCATACATACCTCAACAACATCTTCTGTGCCTGTTTGTGCAACTGTTTCAGTAGCATCATGGGTAAAGGCTAAATCCTCAACCATAGTCAAAGATACGCCAGATTGAATACTGTAAATGGTGTATGTTGCCTCATGGTCGCCCCCTTCATCAACAAGCACCTGTTCACCTGCTACAAAACCAGTAGTTGCAGTAACGGCTAATACTTTTTGTTCGGCAGCACTTTCGGCATCAACAGTAGTATTAGCATCAACAGTATGGTTATAGGTCAAATTGGTTTTAGACACAATCTTTACCCCTGCGTCAACGGAGTCAATAACAAATTCTTCTTCCCTTGCTGTGCCACGCCCGATAATTACCCTGTCCGCTGCGGTAAAATTAGTAGTTGCTGCAACCGGTACATTCATCTGCCCTGCGGCTGCGTTATCGTCAATGGTGCTTCCTGTGGAATATACAGTCGGGAAGGCTATACTTCCCCTAACAGTCATATCATGGTCAGGAGTTCTGTTCATGATTTAATCACTTCCTTTTCTCTAATCTCCTTCAGAAGCTCATCTTTCTTGCGGTGGTATGTATCTATACCGAGTTCTTTGGCTTTTGACACAACTTCCTGATATTTGACAAGTTTAGCCTTCGGTTTAACAGTTTCGCCTTTTTCACGGATAAGTTTTTCAAGGTATTCCTTCCGTATATTTTTGTAGTTGTTGCCTAACTCCATATCTATACCCAATTCCTTGCCTTTTTCCATTAATTGCTGTCCTTCTTCGGTAGCCTTCCAGTCAAGTTTCTTCGGGAACGGCTTATCGCTGAATTTATCAGGGTGCTTCTTCAGTTCCTCGATTACCTTCGGATCGTCGGTATCACATACCCCGTCTACAAATACGCATAACCTTTTCTGGGAGAGGATTTTATCCCCTTCCTTAATCTGCTTGATTACCGAGTTAGGTTTGCGTGTTATCTTTGAGTAAAATCTCATCTATTATCACCTTCTTAAAATAAAGTTAGGGGCAGTTTGCCTGCCCCTGTGGATTTATACGAGTTCAATAACCTGCACGGTAGCAGCGTGGTCGTTAGCCAGTTTCTTCCCTGTTGCAGGGGTGAGGGTCAAAACAATAGTACCTGAACTGGTCAAAAACCTTGCTACATCCTCAATCTGGAAAGCGGAGGTCTTATTCTCTACTGCGTTAAAGGTCTGTGCATCAGAAGCCCAGAACTCACTGCCAGCCCCTAAAGAGCAGACAACCGTTCCATTAGCAGCGGCAACAGTTACCAGTATCAGTATTTTCCGTCCCGCTTTGGTCGGGGTAATAGTAAAAGCCTCTGCTTTACTTGCAGTTGATTCAGTTGCGGCATCAGCGGCAAGGACTTTTACAGTATTAACTTCTAAAGTTACATTGTTACAAGATACAGCCATGATATATACTCCTTTCAAAAACTTAATGGGGAGCAGAAGCCCCCCGCTAATTTAGATTACAGTTTCAGTACTTTCAGTGAACGCACCTATGGCTAACTCATTAGGTTTGACAACCTTTGCCCCATAGACATGAAGTCCTTTAAGAGCATCACCGAAACGCTTTTCAGGTTTATAGGCTTCGGTTTCGATAATCTGTTCGGCATAAGCCACTGCCCCGTAAGAGCCTGCAAGTATAACAGTTGCGGCGTTCTGACCTGACTCATACAAATCGGGTCCGAGTACATTGGTTACAAATCCGTTGATATTGCCCTTCAAGTCCTGTGCGTGGTAAATACCAGCCAGTAAGAGCTTAGTTCCCATCCAGTGAGGCATGGTAATCCATCTCTGTTCTTTGGGTACTTCCGCTTCCTTCAATAACAAGTCCATTTCGGCAATGTTTGAGATAGCTGCTGTTACGTCAAGCGTTCCTTCAGTCGGTCCGCTTAAAGCGGCATTGGCTACCATAGTGTCATAGATGAACTTATCAGCTTCATCCTTCATCTTGTAAGCGGCTTTTCTGGTTGCCTCTTTCATTAAGGCGGAATTGCTCTGGATAGCATCAACATCATCAACAATAAAGTTGAAGTAATCAGCTTCGGTAATTCTGAGAGTTACCCCTGCATCAGTTAAGCTCTGCAAGGAAATATCGCCTCCGTCATATCTACCGATATCAATATCCCCTATTCCGCTGATATGAACGGCATCGCCTTGTCTTTTGATAGGTGCATCAATTTTGCATCGGCAGATTTTCCCGTATACATGGGATTTCTGCATCTCATCCATCATGGCGGCATTCCATAATTCAGGAATTGCGTTTAAAATAGCCATTTGTCTAACTCCTTTCAAAGTTCGTTAAAGTTTATAATTAGTGGTAAGTATCACATGATAGCTATTCCTTCCCTTTAAGCGTCTTGAAGTTAGACGAAAACCCGCTTAACCCAGCGGTCGGGTATTAAACAAGCCTATTCTTTCGGCTTGTCCCACTGCTTTTGGCTTTCTCTGATTTTGTCAAGGTTGGCTGTGATCCAGCCCGGAGTCTTACTCATCTTCTTGACATATTCCTGCGAGTAATAGCCACTCTTGGCGGCAGCGCTGCCCTCTAAACCTTCTTTAGAAGTAACTTTTCCGCTTGGCATATTCTGTTTGTATGCTTCATATCTTTTGGCAATAACAGGGTCTTGCAGTCCTACCTTATACGCCATTTCACCAGGGTCGGGGTCGTTAAGGATAAGCTCCCTATACTTGGGGTTACGGGCAATCATTCGTTTAGTTCCCTCATTAACCTCTTCAAAACTTAACCCTTTTCCTGTCTTATCTTCGGTGTATTTGGCCTGTGCATCGATAAAGCTCTTATTGATACGCTTTTCCATCTGTGCTTTGGTTTCTTCCTGTTTCTCTTTGGTATACATATCCATCAGCTTTTTCTCTACTTTTGCTATTTCCTTCTTCAGGGTGGCAACAGTCGCAACATCATCGGGGTCGCCTATGTTAGACTCTTTTTCGGCTAATTTAGCCTCTAACTGTGCAATCCTGTCCTCATACTGCGTTTCCTTTGCTGCCAGTCTTGCCTGTAATTCCTGTCTTGCCTGTGCTTCTCTCTGCTTGTCAGATAAAAGCCCCTTCCATTCACGTTCTGAATAATACTTTTCCTTTTGCCCTTCCTGGGTTTCCTCAGTTACTTCTTTAACTTCTTCTGTCATTTATTAGCTCCTGTTTTACATCTGGATAGATGAATTTCATGCACTTGCCCCTGCATGAGGGGAATTCACCTGTTATCGTTTGGCTAATCTTCTCTGTGTCGGTTGAGGCTGTTGCTGTTGCTGTTGCTGTTGCTGTGCTAACTGTGCCTGCATCTGTGCCTGTTGCTGTGCTAACTGTGCCTGCATCTGTGCCTGTTGCCTTAACCTTTCCAGTATTTCCTCTTTCTTTGGTAAATCAGAAGATTCAATAACAATATCAGGTGGAATAATTTCACCGTAAATCTTTGCCATATCAAGTAACATTTCAAAGTTGGCAAAGCGGATAGTCGGATTAGTCGGACTGGCTGATAATTCCACTCCGTATTTTCCTATCTTTCTGCTTCTTATAGCCTCTAATAGCTGGTCTACATTCTGTTCTAACTTTGCCTCAGAAGCGATAGCCATCATCTCGGCAGTTGAGAAAGTATTGTTGTATCGGATTAAATCCACGATTGTTTCGGAATATATTTTGTGGGAATATCCCACATTATCAAAAATAATTTCACTGCCTATCAATCCCTGATTAATACGCTGTCTGTCCTTAACTCCACTTTCAGAGGTCGGACCTTGTGCCAGCATATTCTGGTTGACTGAACTTATCTTGGTAGCGTCAAGCTCTGCCATTTCTTCTAATTTGACATGGCCCACTGACAGTTGTGTCGGTTGTATCTTGGTTGGCGGTACTGACTTGTAATTGATTACAGGAGCAGGCTCGGTTGCCTGTGCTTCCAGCTCATCTCTGTCAGCCCCTTCTGTTTCGTGATTGAAGAATCCGCTGTTGACATCAGAATTAAGCAGATTCAAACTTTGTGAACGCCTCTTATTTTTCTCTTTCTGCGGGTCAATTAAGTTGTCTACAACGCCTAAACAGTTTCCATTGACATAATATGGTACAAATCTTATTATCGGGAACTTGTTCATTTCCCCGAAAGGTCTTTCGATATGCTCTAATTCAATATCCCCCAGTGTAGTTGTGCAGTTCATAACTGGGATAATGTTTTCCCTGACTGCAAATATAGGCTGTCTACCTTCTTCCTCTGCCCTTCTGCGGTCTTTTTCAAGTACAACCTTTAGCAAATCAAGTTTGCTCTTGTGTACCCTTGTATGGCTCATATTTATAGTGTCAATTAAAAAGGTAGCTTTCTCGTAATGTTTCCACCATGTTTCCCGGACTCTGCATTTAAACTGGTCTGGTGATACATCACTTCCGGGTATTTTAGTCTTATCCCTGTTATCCAAATCATCATATTTGAGATTGTCAATATCCTGTTTGCTCTTGGGATAGATGAGCTTAATCTGCTCCTTATCGCCCCAATAGGACTTGATAACATATTTCCCATAGTTCATGTCATATTTCTTGTTCTGCGGGTCTTCAACAATATCAAAAGGATCTTCCACATCTACTACTATTTCCCCGTTAAAGGGGTCATCATCATATTTAATGTCCAGTGATACAAAGCCTTTAGTTGAGATAATCCCGTCAAAGAACATGGCACTTCGTAAATACTGGGCATTAGACTGGTCTTCCACATGCTTGCATAGTTCGGTCAGTAATTCTGCAACAGGCTGTAATCCGCCTTTTTTCGGGAATACCTTAATATCCATGCCGTTTTGCCGTTCATAGCCTGTCAGAAGGTTAATAATCGGGAAGATGATATTCAGGGATAGGTGCATACGCTTCATTTCATCTAAAATGGCAATATCCCTTGCATCCCATTGTTTATCGCCCCCCATATAAAAGCCATAGTTACGGGTAGCCGCCTGAACATACTCAAACTGCCCTTTATAGCCTTCATCCCAGAAATCCTTAAGTTTAACTATCCTGTTGGTCTGTGTCTTGGGTTTAACGCCTACTGTTACCAATCCTGAATGTCCTTTTGGCATGGTTATAGACCTCTTTCCTTGATCCACTGCTTATGTCGTAACTTAATATTGCGATAAAACATATTTGCAGTAGTAATCTGTACTTTCATGTATTCCCCGCATTTATCGCAAGGCTGGTTATTTCTCTCTGCTACATTACATAGTTTTTCAGTTTCAGCCCCGCATTTGGGGCATTTAAGCTCATAGATTGGCATATAAACTCCTATACGCTCATGGCTGAGCCATAAGACCTTTTTCTCCTGAATACATTCTTAAAATGCTTTTCCTCTCGTGTTTTTAACACATCAAATCCCTGTGCTTGCCTGATATTAATAGCTGCATATCTTGCAGCTGCCCCTGCGTGGGAATGTTCGTTGTCGTTCTCTGTTTCGGTGTAACGCTGTTCAAGTTTGTTATATTTCTTGCCCCATTTGCGTAAGTGGTCTAATCCTGCCTTGCATTTTGTCTGGTCAAACCTGCATAAGCCCAACAATCCCCTTAACGCTTCTACTCCATTTTCAAAGCTGGCAAAAGGTGTCTTGTTAAACAGTATCCCAACATCTTTAGCATGAGCTAATCTGCTTTTGGCTGCGTCTTCTGCTCCAATCATTTCCCTGTGTTGGATATCATGAGGAGCAAAATGCTTACCATACAGATACGGTTTATCCTGCAATACTTTAGCCCAATAGGTAAATGTCTTGGCTGTTGCTTCTTCGAAATCTATGAAACGTATTTCCTGCCCTACCTGCTGAACAAACCAGACTGACATGCTATCTTTTCTAATCCCTAAATCCCAATAGGTATTGACTAAATAAGTCGGGTCATAAGGCAAATCTTCTATTCTTTCATTATCTTCTAATTCCTGAATTAACTTACCAACATAAGTTCCTTCTATCCCCTGTGAAAATGAGCAATAATATTCCTGCTGAACAAAATCCTCTGTCTGCCCTGTGGCAAGTTCTTCTTCTATGTCCGCCAAAGAGATTAAACGATAACCCTCGTGGTCGTAAGTGTCCTTGACAGTGTGCAAACACCGGAACCAGCGATTGTTCTTTGCTGTAATATCCCATAAGTCCTTAAAATGATTATTTCCATTTGGTGTAGACTGAAAGATAGCCCAACCGCCATTTTTGAGCAATATCGGTCTAACTACATCCCATGCCCCCGGATGCTGTCTGGAATATTCACTAAAGATAATGCCCCTTGGGTTAGTTCCTCTCATAGCTTCATAACGATTGTTTTCTGTCCCTACAATCTGGAGCATGGATATATCACCAGTCCTGCTGTAAATACGGAACTTCATATCGGTTGAGTTCGGCTTGGAAGCCAGTAATCCTTGTGGCAAATAGGTTTCTAAAAAGGTTTTCCCCTCATCAGTGTAGCCTTCCCAGAGTATCATTCGCCCCTGTTTTAAGGTCGGATAGACTAAAAAGTATAATCCAGGCTCTTGATACATCTGCTTGATAATCAAATTGATACACCTGATATCTTTCCCGCAACGCCTGTGGTCTACCCATATTCCACGCTTATAGCCATTTTCAAGCATATTAAAGCTCGGAACTTGCCAGTAATACGGCTGGAAATTATAGGGTATCTGTATTTTATTTTTTGTTTGTGTTGCTGTTGTCAATAGGCTTTTCCTTTATTTCAGGTGGCGGCCCCTGTTGAATATAATGGACTACTTCAACCACATCTGGAACTTTGTGTTCTACGGTCTGCGTATTTGAATATTTATCTCTGGCACGATTAGTAAGAGTAAATTCTATTGCTTTTTGTATTCCACGCTTAACATTCTTTTTTAACTGTCCCTCTGCAAAATCAATAAAACTCTCATCTATCTCATTAATTTTTTCTTTAAATTTTTCATTATTTTGACACCATTCATAAAAGGTTTTTCTGCTTATATTAATAGCCTTGCATGCTTCACTTACATTCCCCATACTGTTATCGTATGCTTTTAAAAAATGTTCTTTTTGTGTTACCTTTGTAACCCTTCTACTCATCACTAATCACAACCTTAAAACTTTCTCCGATATATTTCTGCAACGCTATTACATGGACTAATTCACTTGCTGGTATATCTAATTTAATTCTTGCCCCGTTGCCCTGCCCGTCAATATTGATTGCAGATTGTATAGGTGGTAAACTTGCTATAAACTCAATTTTGTTTTTTGACATAATTACCCTCTACTTATATAAGGTAAAGTTTTGGTGTGATATGTAGCATTTTGCAGAAAAATATTTTAAAAATAAAAAAACGGACTCAAAATAAGCCCGTTATTGAAATAATTTATACCAACCATACATAAATGTATAGCCTAATTTTGAAGTATTTCCCTCAATTTTCCCAATGCCCTTTGTTTTATCCTGTTGACTGTTGTCCTGTGTATTCCCAGCATGACCGCTATTTCCCTTTCCAGATAGCCATAAAAATAATACAGATAGATGATTTCATATTCCCGCTCATTCAAAACTATCACCACCTTTGCAGATGTCCTTGTACTTTTGTTCATCCCTGCAATATTTCCTGATGCCGTTACATACGCTTGTTTTGACATTCCTGACGCCTTTATTGTGTGCCTCGATAAGTAACATTACGCCCTGTTGGTAAATGTCATCAAAGCCGTGATGTTTGTATTTATAGCCCAGCCCCTTTAGAAAGTCCTGATACTCGCTTATTAGCTTTTCGTACAATTAAACTTCTCACTTTCTACCTCCTATCTCAAATTTATATTACTTTTTGCAAGTCCTTTGTTTTTCTAAACTTCTTATTGCATCTACTACTCTATTTAATCTTGGTATATCTTTATCACAATAAAATGATGCTGATAAACTATTACCGTATGATTCATAAATTGACTTTAATTCTACATAATTCCCAAATTTATCCTTTGATTTAGTAATAATCAATTTACAGTTATGGGCATTTAAAAATGCCATTATTACCGGAAACTCTTTTTCTATAAGGTCTTTTTCTTTCTTTTCGTCTAATAGCCACTTATACTCTTTGTATATTTTTCTGTAATGGAATAAACTATAAACTTCGTTTTTAATACAGTTTTTAATAATCACTTTCAGATATTTAGTATCAATCATTTCACACCCCTTCCTTTATCAAATCTTCAACGTCCCTGACTAATAGATATTCCCCGCCGTGAGCTTCAATATTCTTCTGAAATTCTATTTGGGCGGGTGATTGTTTGCTTCCTCTGGCTGGTCTCTTACATTCGATAAATAGCACCCTGCCCTGCTTAATTGCAATAATATCGGGTATGCCCTTAAATGCACCCATACCTGCAAGGTTGTAGAAGTGAAACCAGCCTTTGAGTGATAGGTAGTCTTTAACTTGCCTTTTGACATCATTTTCGGTTATTTTGCGATTTAAAACCTTTGCCTTTACTTTAGTTTTAGTCATTATCACCTCTTACTTTGCTTATTAATGTGCAAACTCTAATATCCAATTCCCTGACTAAATCCTCTAAATGGTTCATTTTTTTAGCATCGGTATATGTGCTATTCAGCTTAATCAATTCCTCTGCAATAATCTCAAGTGCTTTGGCTTTGCGAAACTCATAAATTGGTATTAAATCGCTTGGTTTTCTTTTATCGTCAACCCTTTTAATATTTTCCAGCCATTCTTTATTAGTCATTGTTGCTCCTTTCTTACCAATATTCCGGTGGTGTCCTATATTCAGCATCCCTTGGCACGGTTTTAATCCCCATCATTTCAGCTATCTCACAAACTTTATCCCATTCCAGCCACCAACCGTCTATCCAAACATCAAATAATCTGAATGAATTTCCAGGATTGTAATCACCGCCACCTTTTTGGATTTTTGCACCATAGCCTTCACCATATAAACAAATTCCCCTTTCTGGTTCTTGCCCTTCACCGATAACTTTTTTAAATTTTTCTACTGTAAATATATCTTGTAATTTCTCAAGTAAAAATGTTGGCATCTGGGCATTGTCGGTTCTTCCTTTAAAAATTACCCGTTCTTCTTTGTACATCTCCAACTTTTTATCATAATCAGATGGGCTATAAATCACCCTTACATTAGTTCCGTCAATCTTTTCAGTAATAAGCCAATTATCAATCATTTCAAATTCTGGTAATCTTATTTTGTCAGTAACTTTAAAAGTATCTTTATCTCTTTCAAATAATGTTTCTATTTTTGGATACTTAATCATTAAAAACTCCTTTCTTTATTTAGATTTTCTTTCAAATTACTATCCAATAACTTCTTTAACTCCTCTGGTGTATACAGCTTTCCAAGTTTGGTATGGTCAAAGTCTTCTCGTAACAGCCCCCCATAGCTGATAATGGTGTTAATCTGTGCCATCCATTTGCGGGCAGTTTCCTTGTGGTAATCTCTTGGTTCGGGGAGCTTTACCCTTTTGTTAGAATCCTGGAGTGAGTATTCATAGAAGCGTTCCTTGACTTCTGATACTCGTGGGAAATATTTTAATTCCCCTGCAAGCTCAACCACCCTGACAAAATATTCTTCGGGGTAATCATAGAGGAATTTCCGCCATAGTGTTACTGTTGACGGCTCAAGTTTGCGGTTATATAATTCCTCGAAAGTGTTAATCATAATCTTAAACTTTGCCTCTTTAGATTGTCTTTGCTGATTAAGCTGTAAATTCATACTCCTACCCCCTGTTTATGGTAAGTAATCCCATTTGAATATTTTTTAATATTTTTTCCTTTGCGTCTTTATAAACAAACCTGTCAATTTCAAATCCATAACTATTCCTATTCAGTTCAGCTGCTGCCCTTAATGTTGTTCCGCTTCCAGCAACAGGATCAATAACTACATCCCCAACATCTGTAAATAAACTTATTAATGTTTTGAGTAATGGAACAGGCTTTTGTGTTGGATGTATTTTTACCGTTTTATTATCCCGAGGCCACTTCATCCAATTAAATATCATTCTTTTGTTATTATTGAATTTAGGCAACTTATCTCTATATAAAACTATTGCGTGTTCTGTTGCTCCAACTATCCTCATATTTGCCTTCAATACTTGAGGGCTATAGTCTTTAATGAAAAATAAGGGGTAGCTATTAGCAAATCCATGTTTTTTGCCTACCTCAATCAATGTTGGTATTTGCTCAAACGAACAAAATACTATCATTGCCGGAGCTTTATTTTTTTCTTTAGGCTCTTTAATTAACAAAGTGCTGCAAAAGTGCATATACTCATATAGGTTAAAATTCTTATCACTATTAAAGAATTGTTTACCTGCCATATCGCTTTCACCGTTTTTATTGTCGCCGTCAATATACCATTGCGGACTGCTTCCATAAGCGTTTATGCCAATGTTATAGGGTATATCTGCTATAACTAACTGTGCTTTTGGAATGTTATATTTTTTATAGTTTTGAAAATTATCGTGATAAAGTTCTGTTTTTATTTTAAGTTGTCTATCCTTATTTTCCTTTGCGGTCTGTAAATTCATACTATCTCCTATCATTCATTACTTTCTCCATAAACTGCTCATAGCCATTTTGGCTGTTATTAACAATTTTTTCCTTTTTCAAGTGGTATACATCCTGCCAGCAGTGAAAAATTGATTGTTCCATAATTTTAATTTGAGTATCAATATCAGGACTTAATTTTTCCAATCTGGTTATTAACATAGACTCTGC